AGCGCGCACCTGCCCGAATTGTGCTCGTCGAGCGGTTCGTCCAGTTCGTAAACCTGCCCATCCGACTCAATGCACGCCAGGCAAGTACGATCATCCTGTGCTGCCAGGCGCTTGTAGGTCGTGACTACTCCCGACTCCTTATACTCGGCGCGGGAGGCCTCACGGTATGCGCGCAGTTGTTCGGTGCGCGCGATGTTGAGCATCCGGTCAAGGCCGTTGGAGAGGCCATCACGCATGAGGCGCGCGGTGACGCGCGGGTTCTCTCCAAGCGCGGTCGCATTGATGAGGGCCTGGGCGAGGCCATCTGCTGATGTGTTCCAACTGTCACCGAGAAGCGTCATCAACGGGGAACCGTCAGAGAGAAAGCCCGCCATCGTCGTTACTGCCTCGACGGGCAGGCGGTCAAAGCCTCCGACTCGAATCCCGTTCGCCATTTGCACAGCCTCAATCGCGTCGGCTGCTGATTGCAAGCCGAGTTTGGCCCACTCCACCTGCTTGCCAGTAATCAGATCGTCGGCCCAATCCGCATACCTGAGGATTTCGCGCTCGGCCTGCGCCATGAGCGACTGAAACCGCTCCAGGCGGAAGATTTGACTCGGCGTGATGACTTCACCGCTGGCCGTGAGCACGGCGATCCGGTCTGCGAGCGCGGCTATCTGGACTTCGAGTCGATCTTCGACGCCAAGCCAGCGCGAGGCCATGTCGTCCATCTGCGCGGCCTCTTGCCCCAACAGTTCCTCTCTAAACTGAAAGAGGATTTGCAAGACGAGCGGGAGTTTTGTTGCCATGTCTTCTTATTGGGCGCGGCCCCAATGCCCGGAGTTGGCCCCGGATTGCTTCGGTCGCAGAGAGAAACGATGAGGCTTGCGCTTTGTGTGTGTCTCCGACCGAGGGGGCTGCCAGTCCCTTCCCTTACCTCGGACGGCCCTGCTTTGCAAGTGCTGGCACACCGCGCCCAAAATCCTATGCCTGTTGATCCCCCTGCCCCCCGGTCGTGTCTGTTGCCTGTCCCTGGGCCGCGCGTCGCTTCGCTTCGAGCAGCGCAGCGGCGAGCGTGGTCTGTTGGGCCTGGCGCTCCTCATTGGCATCTTTGTCCATGTCGGCGAGTTCCTGCTTTGTCCAGCCCTCGCGCCGCAGCAACGTCCGCAAAGGGATGCCCGTATCCTTCGAGGTCTTTCGGACGTTCGCCTGGGTGACTGGCTGCGTTGTTCGCGGATCATCGAAGACCGGCGTTATCGCAGACTCGTCAACCTCGCTCCCGTTGAGTTTCATAATGAATGAGGCCAGACTCCTCCACACTGGCGCAAACCGATCAATCCGTTCCTGCGCCTTTTTGACCAGCGGAGATTCCATCGTGATGAGCGCCTCGCCGGACGGGTCGCCGCCCTGATTGGAAAAGTAATGCTTTGGCGTGCGCGTGATCGAGGAGAGCGAGCCTGCCAGGTTGTCAACCGCTTTGATGTAGTTATCGAGGTCGGTCGCAGAGAACTCGCCCACTTGTGTCTGCTGCCCCTGCCCGTCGCCAGCGGGAATCTCCCATATCATCTTCGGCGCGTTTTTGAGTTTGCCTGGGATATTGGCGTTCGTGATGACCCACCGCTGTTTGAACGCGCCAAATTCCGCTGCTACCATCATGTCTACCAGAAGTTTGTTGACGCCGTTCTGAATCGGGATCGCGTTTTTGAGGTCGGAGATCACCTTTCGGCGCTGCGGGCGGAAGTGAAAGACCGGGATTTCGCCAAACGGATTATCGGCCCGGCTTGCGTCCTCGCCGTTTTCGTCCATGAGAGTCTTGAACGCATTGACCGATGTAAGCGTTTGGGCCTTGACGTTCGAGCGATAGTATTCGAGGTGGTCGGCATAATAGAGCGTGAGCCGCCGATAGCCGAGCGCGTCATCCCACCACTTCGCGGCCCACGCCTTGCGGTGCGGATTCTCAGGATCGTACTCGACGTGGCATAAGCGCGGGTCGTTGTAAAAGACTTGCAACTCCTCCTCGGCCTCTCCCGCCCCCTCCCCCTCGGCGTTCTTCTTTTCGTTTTTCCATGCGATGATGAATGCCTCGCCGACCACCTGCGCGGCCAGGTGCGCGTCGTCGGACTCGGCTGCCAACTCATGCTCACCCCATAAAGCATCCCAGGCGGTTTGCGCGGCGGTGTCCGCGAACGTGATCCCTTTCAGGTTGATCCGGTCGTTGACCGAATCGATGACGACCGCACACCAGTTTTGGGTAAACACCGCGTCGAGGTCTTTGAAAATCTCCTCCAGGCGAGATGCGGTATACATGAGCGGGTGGTCGCCATCATAGTAATCCCACAGTTTTTTGTAGGGGACATTCTTCGCCCTCAGCGCCTCATACGCGAGTTTGAGGTCGAGGCTGGCGGGTGCGCTGGCTGGATTCTTTTTGGTTGCCATCTTTTCATCCCTCGTAACTTGTGGCCTCGGTCTTTTGGGGAGCGAGGGTCAGTCTGTTGTACGCGCCATAGGCGGCATTCACGCTGTCATCGTGCGCGCCGGTCGGGAACGCTTCGCACTCACGCAGGAAGTCCTCATTCCAGGGGCCGCGCACCAGGTAGACATCCCCACGCTCGGCGGCTGCCCGGAAGCCGAGAGAGGCGACCACTTTCGACGTTGTGGGCGCGTCGCCATACACGGCAAACCCCATGAGCACGTTGCGTTGGTAGTGGTTTATCACCGTCTTGCCACTGGCCCCGCCCTCTTTTTCAATCCAGATCGTCACTCCGCGACCATCGAGGAGCGCGGTCTGCCGGATCAACTTCTCAACCTCGCTCGGCGAAGCCTTGATTCTTACGAGGTCGAGGATGTAAAAGACTCCCTGCATCTCCCCCTCTTTCGCGCCCGCCGTCCAGTCTGGATCGTTGCTGCCTCTTTGCTCAGTAGCAGCCAAGTCCCAATATCGCAAGACCTTGAGGCCGCGCGGGACTTTGGACGGCTCGACAATCTCGAAGAACGTCCGCTTGAGCAGGCCTCCGCCGAGTGGGGCGGGTCGGCCCTGGTATTGCGCTGCCCACTCATAGGCGTTGGCCCTGCGGAGTTTGGCAAGCGCCTCGAACGGAAAGCGCGAGGGCCAAATCGGCTCGTCAAGCGCGCGGCCAAGCGGATCGTCCGGCCCATCTGCGAGCGCGGGAATGTTGACGACTTCCCAATGCTCACCGGCCCCGCTCTTTTCCTCTGCCAGCAACCAGCCCGGCAGATCATCCTCGTGCCAGCGGGTGCAGCAAACGACAATAGCCCCGCCAGGCTCAAGCCTCGTTCGGATCGTTCCGCTGTAGGCCTCGTGCAGATGTCGGCGGTAGGTTTCACTCTCTGCCTCCGCGCGGTTTTTCACCGGGTCATCTATGACGATGATCTCAAAGCCGCGCCCGGTGAGCGTGCCGTTGATCCCTACGGCGACGACATTCGGGTTGTCAATGTCCCCATCCGCGAGCGCCCATCTGTCCACTGCGCCCGATGACGGATGGAGTCGAACTTTCCTCCAAAGCCGGTGATACTCCGGGCTATTCTCGACCAGATCGCGCGAGGCCCGGCTAAAGTCCTGCGCGAGTTCGTCCCCATAGGCAATAAGGCCGATGTGCCATTTGCGGTGACGGCCAAGCAGGAAGGCGGGCCAGCGTTTCGAGACGGTGAGCGTCTTGCCGTGCCTGGGCGGGAGGTTGATGATAAGGCGACCGATCCCCTCCCTGCCGCCCGTCTCAACATATCGCTCGACCTGCTTGAGTTTGTCGCACAAGTAACGCAGGTGGCGCGCAGCGTCATAGTTGATCGGATCAACGTACAGACAAAACTCAATGAGGTCACGGCGCGCCGCCTCACGTTCAAGAAGTTCGCGCTCAATGTCAGCCCGCGTCTGACTCTGCCTTGCCTTTGCCTTTTTGTTTTTGCGCGCGAGACGTTGCGAGTAAGGCTGCAAGTTCCGCGTCGCTGAGGTCTTTGTACGGCCTTTGGTCGTCTTCATTTTCAAGGATCAATGTCTGCGGGACTGGCCGCTCCGTGCCCTGGAGCGTGATAATGTCGCGCTCGCAATCTTTGACCAGCCTTAGCCACTGCGGATCGTCCTTATCTTTCTCAAACTGTTGCCAGGCGTTGAGTTGCACGAGCCTGATTTGCGCGATGCTCCGATCCCGCGCGTCTATCACATCTGAGATAGCCTCGCGCTGCCAGAGGTCTTTGACGCGCTCTTTGTCCTTTTTGGCGGTCGAGATGGAGTAGTTGAGGGCCGCTGCAATCTGCCAGAGTTTCGCTCCCTTGAGCATCATTTGTGAGACGGCCAATAGGCGCGCCAGAATGTCGGGGTCTTCGTCCCAGGGCTTAGACTTGACGCCCTTCTTCGGCCCGGCCTTAGCCGGTTTGCCTCCCTCAGGAGGCTTGACTTGCTTGAGTAGATCGGTCTCTGCCATTCCACAAAATCCCTATGAACTTGCACACACAACCCCATACATCAGGGGTGGCCCATTTCAGGCGCTCACCCTGTCCGCCCGCTTGCGCGCATGGGCATTGGGTTGCGAATCAATAACCCATTTCTCGCTGCGCCCAAACCGGGCAACCATCCGCCCTAGCGCATAGCAATATTGCTCCTCAATCGGCATGGTCTGATTTGCCTCCAGCCATTTCTTCGTCAACCCTTTGCGTTCCCCATATGCAAACATCGCGTGGG